GGGCCATATCTTCCACGTAGCGTGTCTTTAGAATCAGGTGAATTGGAGATTCACCCGGCACGCGTCAGCTTCGGACATGGCGTCTGTGTTAACAGGTAAAGGATCTCGTTCAGCAAGCGCATCCCAGTTGGGTGTGTAGCGTTTTTGCAAACGATAGAAATTGTCGTCACCTCTGACGGCAATCCGACCCTGTCTAACATGACCGCCGATGCATACCGAAAGTAGCCCGTCCGAATTAATCGGATGTAATAAACTGACGTAAGCCAGCTTACTCGGTTTCTCGATATACCAATGGCTAATGTGCCTCGTATGGGGTTTCGATTCCCACTTAAGGTAACTAACCATCTTCTGGGGTTCGAGGTTCTTACTCCATATATCGTACCGCGCCTTCGCCCAAGTCTTGCGGAGCTTCTTGCTTACCCTTTTCGGGGCGCCTTTGAGCAACGCTTTAAAACAATTTGAGCGACTACCTTCGGGGGAAACCCCAAAGAGAGGAACGGCTAGATCATACGGAACCCTCAATCCAGCGTCGTCGGCTTCATGCATCGGTACTAAGTGGGGCTTTCCAGCCTTCATAATAACCGAATACACAAATTCAACTGTCCTTCGTAATGGTATGCCCGTACGGGCTGTCCACGTATTGAAGGCGTTGATAGCCATGTGTAAGTCATGGACCGATTCCACACTGCCGATGAAGACAGGGCGGACCGGCTTACCACCATGGTAGTCGCAACCGCATGACTCACGGAAAGGACCTTCGACGAAGGTCTTGGCAGAGTTAGTCTGGAATCCGAGATAGTCTAGGAGCTCTATCACATACCCCGCTAAGTGCGGAAGCACAATGATATCGTCTCCGAAGACCCCGAAGTTACCAGGCCGCAATCTGTCGGGCGTAGTGAATCCCCTCGCGTTACGATGGAGGGGTACTCCGAACAGATCATAGACTGCCGACACGACGCACGTAAAAAGGGCGGTTTCCAAAGGAAAAGTGAAACCATTACCCATCGTGGACATCATGTCAAGCTTACACGGACGATATGATTGGTCCTCACCATCGAAGGAGCGTATTTCAACAACACTCTCCCCAAACAGTTCAAACCAGCCCATTTGCGTTGGAGGTATATACCTCCGGAGCATAGGTCTCGCATTCGAGTCACTTGCTGCACGCAGATCAATGGTTGCAAAACCATCGAAAAGGCTGCCCATGTAAGCCAAATCTCTATTCAACATAGGTTGATCGGATAGATCTATACCGTATACGCTTTTTAGGCGGGCGGCAATGATTTCCCCAATACCCAGTTGACCGTACACATTCAGGGAAGGACCCTTTGTTGCAGTACGGGAGATTTCGCTTTCCTTAGGAACGTAAAACATCCGGCTCCCTTGCAGAAGTGCATAGGTACCCCAAGTAAAAGCACGCGTTGCTTCAACAGCATTGCGCCTTGGGTCTTCCATACACCACGCACTGTACATTCTGTACAGGGTAGGACTCGTTGTCGTCAAGATACTATCGCACATCTTTGTGTACGTATCTGTTCCATCGACCGCGAAAGCGGTACCCGGCCCATGCCGTGCCTGATCGAAGATCTGACCGAAGTCAGAAATCAACGGTTGGCCATGAGGCATGAAAAAGTGGTAGAGCTTGTTGGCAAAGGTGCCAATAAGGTACTCACCATAAGACTTAGACGACAAACCTGAGGACTCAAACTTCGAGTCGTGATCCCACGTTCCGCATTTTTCATTTGCGAAAAGGAACTTCAGAGTGGCATAGAAATCAGCATCCTTTGATACTTGGGAAGGCATTTTACTTAAGCCTTTTTCGAGCATCGCACGGGCCGCTACACTTGTCCACTCTTCTTCAGGTGCACCTGGGTTTCGAATCCAGGGGCTAAGGTCCTCACTAAGGAGGGCATTAAGAGTTGAGAAATTGATCATTAGATCACCTCTTACACACATTAAAGGAGTTCTGATTAGAACTAAGACTTGTTAGATGGCTCCTACTTTGGAGTCCCACCGAACCGAGTCTTAATCCGTGCACGAACACGCATTGCGCATGCTCCTGCAATAAGAACCAAATCGTAAGCTACGAGAAGTATGCGGAGAATCCGCAAACTAGTAGCCATTCACAAGCTGGTCACCCAGACTTGCGGAGATTTGGCTCAAAGCCCCAATCAGAAGGGACAGCGCGGACCGAATGGATTCCGGGTCCTCGACGTCAGCCCCGGCGTGCGATTTCAAGGTTACGGAGTAAAGGTCAACCTGTTTGACAGTGTTGCCTACACTCACACCTTTTCGTACGTGGAGTTTCGTCGTATTGAACGGAATATTGCGGTAAATCCCATTTGCATCGGGATTGGTGCGCACCTTAACGTTCTTCGGCTTAAAAACCGAGATTGTAAAAGGATTTGACGCTGTATGAGTTTCGACACCCGTCTGAGTGCCGCCCAGTTGTGAAACCACATACTGGATGGCGTTTACGTCGGGTTTTGTATCCTCAGTAAGCGTAAAGGCAGGACTGGTTAAGTCCGTTTGGGCTGCCCCTGTCACAGGGCTGGTAAGAGTTACTGGCATGTTATGAAGCCTCTATAGTTAATTTCCATAATTACTTATGGGGTAAGTAAATACCACTTCTCAGCCAAGCCAAGGAAGCCATATTGAGCCATTGAGTTGGTTTTCCAGGAATGGAAAATTCCAGTTCGGGGATGAAAGTCCCCTTGTATGACTCTCTACGGACCACCTTATTATGGATGACCGTGGTCTGCGGTATGAAATCGTCGATGACAGCGCCCCATGTCTTAAAGGAGTCCACATCAGGTTTTATCCTGAGGATGGCCCTATCAGATTGGGAAACTATCGTTCTGTTAGACCAGGCAAGCCCGGCCCGCCAGTACGACGCGGCGGTGATTATATCTCCTATATTAAGGAAGTAATCAAGTAAGAACGACCAAGGAGTGAGTTCCCAGATTGTCGGAGCAAGCTCTTCCAACCGGATACCCCAATACGCTTGAGCTTTTGAAGCAGCAAGTGCATCTTGAGCGTTCCCTGAGTAGTATCCGCGGTACACGACGAGGTCCTTTGTGTGTGTCAGTAGATCGGACGAAAAGTGGAAGATTCCACCGCCTCCGTTATCATATTTCACACTTGAAGTATCCTCATTCCTCCCACGGGCTCGAATGGCTATGCCAGGATAGTAATTCTCCTGGACAAGCTGATTAGCCAAGGCCTTCATCCCATCATCAATGTCATTGACAAGGGGGTTCCAACCAAAAGACTTTTCGAGCCAGCTACCCGTAACTGCGTCAGCGATAGCTTTTACTTTTGCCTTTTGGGCATTAGTCAATTTGCTACCTTCCTTCACGAGGTTTATAAAGTGTTTGGCGTGACCTTTCTTCAACAGTTGTTGATAAGTCACTTTCTTCCAAACAAAGATTCCATCGTGGAGGGCTTTTGCAGGACGCCTAATCATGGCCAGGGTCTCACGGAGTTCTCCCAGGAAAGTTAATCCCTGAAAGGCCGTCTGAGCATCCCGTAAATCGGCCATGAATGCGGTTTTTGCCGCATTGTCCGCTTCCACATCAGGTCCAAGGTGCTCAATGTCTCTGACGGCGGGTACTTGTGGTACAACTAAGTGGGAACCTTGTAAGTGGTCATATACGTTTCGCCTTGCGGCGGCACAATTAACATGCCCGGTAATGTAACCCGGTTGGTAATGAAGCCACGTTTGCGATCCACTAAGACTGCTTGTAGCATCTTCGTGTCTCGCTGCTTTCTTCCGCCAGTCTGGATAAGACGGGCCGAACTCAACTTCACCCTCCGTATAGGTGCCACGTTTAACCGTGACATCTGGAAGGTCGAAACTGAAAGCAGAACAAAGGTTCGATGAACTCATAAAAAGAGAAACATCATGTAACACTTTTGGTGTAACCTTTTTGTAACCGTCGAGCATTTAAACACCTCTTCAAGGATGAGGAGCGCAGTCTCACTACCCTAACGGGTAGAAGACAGCAG